TGCGAAGGCTGCTGTCATTGCAGCTGACGTTTGGTGTTATGGATGAGTTCCGTGAGATCAACCCTGACATTTACAACGCACTGACTGGTCGACTGGGTCGTTACCCTGACAAGACGATGAATGGTGTTGGTGCGTGTGATGACAACGGTAAGCAAGTACACAAAGTGTGGGGGGCGACTAACCCTCCAGACATGGATACGTTCTGGGAAAAAATACTTACAGATCCGCCGGACAACATGCACGTTACTGTGCAGCCAAGCGGACTGAGTCAAGAAGCTGACTGGGTGCAGTATCTACCCGACGGGTACTATGAGAACTTGTGCGAGGGTAAGTCAGAAGACTGGATCGACGTATATGTGCATGGACAGTTCGGAAAATCGCTCTCGGGACAGCCTGTATTCAGAGCTTTTGATAGAGATACTCATGTCTCAAAACAGTCGCTCAATCACATCAAACTCCAGACCCACCCACTTATTATTGGAATGGACTTCGGACTCACGCCTGCTTGTACCGTTAACCAAGTTGATGCACAAGGAAGACTCCTGACGTTTGCCGATCTGGTGTCTGATGGCATGGGCACACTGCGGTTTTGTCGTGAGAAGTTAAAGCCGTTACTGGCCAACAGATTCCCAGGGATGAACGTGCTGATTGTGGGTGACCCAGCCGGACAGCAGCGAGCACAGACAGATGAGCGTTCGGTGTTTGATATCCTGCGTGCAGAAGGTTTTCGAGTCATCTCAGCCAAATCAAACAGTGTCGTGGCACGTATCAATGCAGTTGACAAAATGCTCACTAGAACTGTGGATGGTAAACCTGCCCATCTAATTGATCCGTGTTGTACAAATTTAATTGCTTCCCTTCGCGGTGGATATAGGTATAAAATCCGGCAAAACGGCGAGAAGGATGACAAGCCGGAGAAGAATTCGCACTCCCACATTGCTGATGCGCACCAGTATGCGTGCCTCCATGCAGACGGTAATGTGACAGGAGACACGTGGCAGCGCAAAGCAGTGGAAGTCAAAAAAGTCGATTACGTCTGGTCTTGACATAGCCATGCAGTTCTGTTACACCCCCAACATGTTTAAAGTGTGACGCATATGCAACTTGGACTGAACATTACGAATAGCAATGCGCCGGGGACTGTCTCGGCGGGTGGTTTTGTCACCATCAAGTCTGTAAAAGCTCTACAGGACGAAGCCAAAGCAGCGGCCCAACAAGCCAACGCGCAGCCTGTAGTTCAAGCTCTCTCGGGCTATATTCGTAAGAAATGGCAGGCCGCGATGCTTGCCAAGCAGCAGACTTCTGAGATTAAGATGCTCAAGTCTGTTCGGGCTCGTAGGGGGGAATATGACCCTGACAAGCTGGCGCAGTTGAGAGAACAGGGCAGTGCGACGATCTACATGATGCTCACCAGCAACAAGTGCCGTGCAGCATCTAGTTGGTTAAAAGATACACTTATGACGGCTTCTGAGGACAAACCTTGGACTATCGAGCCGAGCCCCATCCCAGAACTTCCCCCCGATCAAATCCAGTCCATCATGCAGCAGGCACAGCAGGAAGTGCAGCAGCTATGGGCGTCGGGCACACCCCCGACAGATCAGCAGGTACGTGAACGTCTGCTTGAGATGAAAGACATTGCGATGTCGCATCTGCACGACATGGCCAAGCGTACGGCTGAGCGCATGGAACTGAAGATGGATGACCAGCTCAAAGAGGGCAAATGGTCACGGGCTTTTGCAGATTTCTTGGACGATATCACCACATTCCCCTCTGCGATTATGAAGGGGCCGGTCGTTCGTAAACGGGCAAAAATGCAGTGGGTTCCTGGTCAAAACGGCCATTACGCCTTGGATGTCAAGGATGAGCTGGTACTTGAGTGGGAGCGAGTTGACCCGTTCAACCTCTACCCCGCCGCAGACGCGACAAACATTGATGACGGCTACCTGATTGAGCGCCATAAACTGCATCGTTCTGACTTGCAGGCCATGATTGGCGTAGAGGGTTACAGCGACGGCGCAATTCGTGCTGTGCTCGAGGAATACGGTAAAGGCGGTCTGCGTGACTGGATTTACGTTGACATGAACAAGGCGGCGGCCGAAGGCAAGTCCACCATGGGCGTGCAGCAGAACCCGTCTGAATTGATTGATGCACTCCAGTTCTGGGGTAGCGTACAAGGCCAGTTGTTGATTGACTGGGGCTTGACCGAGCAAGACATCCCTGATCCTCTGATGGACTATCCCATCGAGGGCTGGGTAATCGGAAACTGGGTTATCAAAGCCGTTGTGAACCCTGACCCACTGGGTCGTAAGCCGTATTTCAAAGCATCCTACGAGGAAGTTCCCGGTGCGTTCTGGGGTAACTCTGTAGCTGATTTGTGCCGTGACACCCAAGACATCTGTAACGCCGCAGCCCGTTCGCTGGTGAACAACATGTCAATCTCAAGCGGCCCACAGGTCGTTTACAACATTGACCGACTGCCACAGGGTGAGAACATTACCCAGATGTATCCATGGAAGGTATGGCAGGTTACATCCGACCCGTTGGCCGGTTCTGCTCCTCCGATGCAGTTCTATCAGCCGAACTCGCTTGCGTCTGAGTTGATGGCGGTGTACGAAAAGTTTGCGACTCTGGCAGATGAATATACGGGTATACCCCGATATATGTCAGGCGATAGTCCCGCAGGCGGCGCAGGCCGTACGGCTTCGGGTATGTCCATGCTGATGAGCAACGCAGGTAAGTCCATCAAGCAGGTGATTGCCAACATCGACGAGTCTGTAATTGCTCCGATCATTGAGCGGTTGTATTACTACAACATGCGCTACGGGGATGACCCAGACCTGAAGGGCGACATCAACATCATCGCTCGAGGCGCAACATCATTGGTGGTCAAAGAGCAGGCTCAGGTTCGTCAGAACCAGTTCCTCCAGATCGCGTTGCAGAGCCCGATTGTTCAGCAGGTCATTGGTATGGAAGGCATTGCAGAACTGCTTCGCCAGTCGGCCAAGACGCTTGACATGAACCCAGACCACATCGTGCCGCCCGTTGAAATCATCAAGCAGAGAATGGCCCAGCAACAGCAGGCAATGGCTCAACAGCAAATGATGATGGCCCAACAAAACGGTCAAGCACAGGCTGGAGGCACGCCTCCCGCCCCCAGTAGTGGAGCGCAACTTCAAAATGGCGCTCCAGTAACAAATAATTTTGCGCCAATGATTGGCGTAGGTAGTTGACAACAACCCGTAACAGGTGATAATACACACCATCGCAAAAGGAGTTTCTTATGCAAGCAGTAAATCCCGTGGAAAAGCGTTCAGCTGAGTACAAGCAAGAATCAGCCAAAACTGATGGCATGTCCAAAGGCCCCGCATCACAAGGTGCTGGCGGTAATGATGGCAACATCATCAACTTGGGCAAACGTGGCGGTGCTGAGTACACTTCCATGACTGCCAAAACTGATGGCATGTGCAAGTAATTGGTTCGGATTGATGAACGGATCGCACGCTGTTTATTGCAGCTGCAATCCCCTGAATTCAAACCGTTGTTAGAATATTTTCAAGCACGACAACAAGAGACTCTTGAAAGACTTGTTGAAGCGCAAGACAAAGATCAGATGGTTCGCTTGCAAGGGCGAGCTGTCGAACTCAAGGAAATCCTTGAGCTGGTAGACCAGGGTTCATCTCTGGTTGCCAAAACCCGAAGGTGAAGGGCAGACCGTTAAGTCGGAGCCTAGAACCAAATTTTTTAACCGAGTAGCAGACCGTAAGCGTATCCGGACTGACCGTAAAGTCGGAGTCCTAAGCGTAGTCGGAGCGAAGGAGATAGAGATATGGCATTGCCACGTGCAATTCAGAAACAAGTTGAAGACGCTGATGCGTTTGTAGCCCAGATGAACGGACAGACCGATAACACGGAGACTGACCCAAACCTGACACAGAACACAGCCCCAGACCCTGAACCACAGCAACCGATCTCGCAAGAGCCAGAACCGAAGCCGGTAGTTCCGGAAGAGACGTGGGAACGTAAGTACCTCACCCTCAAAGGAATGTATGACGCAGAAGTGCCAAGGCTACATGCGCAAATGCGTGAGTTGAATGGACAAGTCCAGTCTCTCATTGCAGAAAACGCAACAGCTAAAGCACAGCAATCTGTATCACAGCCGACATCGTCGAAGACTCTTATCACTGAACAAGACAAAGAAGCGTTTGGTTCTGATCTGCTTGATCTAATCGACCGTGCATCTGAGCAGAAGGTTGCGGAGTTTCGCAGTCACAACGCCCAGTTGATGGACGAAATCAAGGAGTTGAAGGGCAAGCTTGGGAATGTAAGCGAGCGTCAAGTCGTGTCTGATAAAGACCGGTTTATTGCAAAACTTGCAGCTCAAGTACCCAACTGGGAAACTTTGAATGTAGATCAAGGATTCCTTGCTTGGCTGGCTGAAGTTGATCCAATTTATGGATTGCCACGACAAGTTGCGCTGTCAAATGCGTATGAGTCGTCCGATGCGGATAGAACCGCAACGATCTTCAAACAGTATCAAGCTACGTTGGCCCCGACACAACAGAGACCGAGTCAACAGCTACAGAGTCAAGTTGCACCGACCCGCTCGCGTGCGTCGTCTGCGCCTGCTACTTCGGCTGGAGATAAGCCAATCTATTCGCAAGATCAGATTGCTAATTTCTACAATGAGTGGATCAAGGGGCATATTGACCAAGCTGAGGCGGAGCGAATTGAGAAAGATATCAATGCCGCCTATTCTGAAGGTCGAATCCGATAACGATTCCCCGGACATGGCGGTAAAAACCGAAACCGTTTTTTAACAAGGAAACATCATGTCCACAATCACCGCAGCAGCAGCGTATCCCATTAACTCCGGCGGGTTTAACACCCCCGGCGGTCAGGTTGCCTATTCCGGCACCGCTTATTCCGGTTCTTTCATCCCAGCCCTCTGGTCTGGCAAATTGGCACAGAAATTCTATGCCGCCACCGTTTTCGGTGAGATTGCCAATACCGACTGGCAAGGTGACATCACTGGCATGGGCGATACCGTGATCATCAACACTATCCCCACAATCACCATCAACAGCTACTCTGTTGGCCAAAACTTGGCTTACGAAGTTCCTGCTCCCAGCACCATCACCTTGGTCATCAACAAAGGTAAATACTTCGGCGTCAACGTGAACAACGTGTTGGAGTTGCAAGCCAAGCCTAAATTGATGGACATGTTCACCAATGATGCTGCCATGCAGATGAAGATTCAGATCGACAAAGACGTTCTGTATACCAACTTCAACCAAGGCGCTGCCGCCAACCAAGGTGCTACCGCTGGTGCAATCTCTGGTTCTTTCAACCTGGGTACCGATCTGGCTCCCGTGACTTTGACTGCTTCTAACATCCTGTCAAGCATCACTGCTTTGTCTAGCGTGTTGGACGAGAACAACGTCCCTGAGACAGACCGTTGGTTGGTTATCACCCCCACAGAGCGCCAAATCCTGATGCAATCCAACTTGGCACAAGCCCAGTTCATGGGTGACGCATCTAGCGTTTTGCGCAACGGCAAGATCGGTATGATCGACCGCTTCACCGTGTATGTCTCCAACCTCGTCCCCCGTGGCGCTGCTGGCAAGACCTACATGAACCCCAACACTGGTACAGATGCAACTCTGACCAGCGCATTGAAGCGTCATGCTGTGATTGCTGGCCACAAGTCTGCCATCACTTTTGCATCGCAAATTGCCAAAGTCGAATCATTGCAAAACCCCAATGACTTCGGCACCTTGGTTCGCGGTCTGAACGTGTACGGCACTCAAGTCGCTCAAGCAAACGGTTTGGCTCTGTTGCAAGTCGCAGGCTGATAAACGGGGGGCTTCGGCCCCCCATCCGTTGTTTTTTAGGAGACCGACATGGCTGTACTCGACGATTTGATCATCAGTGGTCTGTCTTACCCCCAAGCTTTGGCTGTAGTGGCTGAAGATTCAACAGGGGATAACACGGACGGTTTGGTGCAAGCTGGTTTCAGCGTGACCCAAGCACAAGCAATGCACGCTTACGATGTCAGCAAAACTGACGCAAACGCAAACGTAATTTGTCAACAAGGAATTTGGGCTGGTACTACACTGGTTGCAGTGCGTGCCGCACTTGACGTAACACCTTGAGGTAGGGCATGGGCACAGTTACCGCTGGGGCTATTATTGATAAAGCTGCAACGCAGCTTATCGACATTTCTGGCGTACGCTGGACAAGAGCAGAGCTATTGAAGTGGCTTAATGATGGCTTGCGGCAAATTGTGCTCATGCAACCTAATGCTACAAATACACCCGGTGCGGTGCAGCTTGTAGCAGGAACAAGACAGACACTCCCCACAGGGGGCTGGATGTTGTTGAACGTGTACCGAAATATGGGCACAACAGGCACAACTCCTGGTCGTGCTGTCCGTATTATTTCCCGCGAACTGCTGGATGCGTTTGAACCAGATTGGCACAACGCAAAAGCTAGCGCAGTTACCAAAAACTATATTTACGATTTGCAAGATCAGACGGCGTACTATGTGTACCCGCCAAGCACAGGCACAAACTACCTTGAGATAAATTACTCAATGCAGCCAAGTGACTTGACTTCTGAATCTCAAGTCATTCCGATGTTTGATGTGTACCAAGGGCCTTTGCTCGACTACATCATGTTCCGTGCTTGTACAAAAGATGCAGAGTACGCCCCCGGCGTTGCTTTGGGTCAGATGTATTTGGCTACATTTACTGCTGCCACAAACGTCAAAGCACAGTCCGAAACAGTCGGCTCACCTGAGTTGGGCTTGTTGCCACGTAATCCCACTATGCCTGGATCAATTTCATGAGCGAAGTCTCTTACGATTTGTTTTTGCCTGAGGTCATGCAGTTCGTCAAGGATGTGCCTGAGAACGTGGCGTTCAATGCAATTCGCAATGCTTGCATAGAGTTTTGCCAAGAGACTCGGTATATCCAACAGCACCTTGACCCGATGGCTGGTGTCGCCAAGATTGGCACATATGATTTGGAAGCCAACGAGGGCACATACAAGATTGCCGACATTGTTGAGTGCTGGTATGGCGATCAGTTTCTTGTTCCACGTTCCATTGAGCAGTTGACGCAGATTTATCGCACAACTGATTGGAATACGTTGGATGGCAACCCCTATTATTACTACCGTCCGTCTTCACAAGAAATTCGGTTAGTGCCTTACCCCAAAGTGACTGAGGCAAATAAGATTCGTGTATTGGCGGCTCTGAAACCAAGCCGTGCGTCTACCACTGTGCAAGAAGAAATCTTTGAGCGATTCCTTGAAGATATCGCATATGGTGCGCGAGCAAGGTTGTACAACACACCAAATCAACCGTACTACGATCTTAAAACATCAATGGAATATTTGAAACGCTTCAATGATGTGATTGCTGATGTCCGCACTCAAGTCAATAAGGGCTTGACACGTGCGTCAGTTCAAATTGAATTCCAGAGGCTTGTATGACTGACAAAATCAAACTGGTTAAAGACGATACTCGCCCTGCGCTGGTATGCAACATCACAGACGATACAACTGGTGATGTAATTTCGTTGGTTGGTGCAACAGTTGTGCTGAAGTTTCGCGCTCTTGGTTCTACTGATTTGCAAGCCACTGTTACTGGTTCAGTTACTGATGGTGCAAATGGCCAAGTCACTTTCTATCCTTCTTCAAACCCTGCAATGTTGCAAGGCGATGCCGGAGACTACGAAGGTGAAATCGAGATCACATTTAGCGATGGCACTGTGCAAACGGTATACGACGTTTTGAAATTTAAAGTGAGGGCTGATTTTTAATGCCCGCAAAGATTACCCTTGCCAAACCAACATCTAGCGTCACATCAGTAAAACTGAGAGCAGGTGTTGTCGTTGTCTCGCCGGTAGTTTCTGAAAGTAATCAATATCCTGTAGCTGCTATCTCTGCGGAAATCCCCGCAGCTGCTGTTACTCATGTATATCCAGTATCGAATATTTCATATATCCTTCTTGCGTCATCTGCTTATTTGGACACAACAGGGCTGTTTAAATTTACCGCAGATTCAGTTACTGTTGTTGAAGAAGCCGCATTAGATATTTCAAAAACCGCTGATGCAGATTCTTTCTATCTTGAAGACGCAATAACTACAGTTACTGTTGATAAGGCAGCTTCAGACAGTGTGACTATGTCGGACAGCCTTGTTGCTGTTTTGATATTTATTCGAGACCTCACAGAAACATTATCTTTAGCTGATGATCTTACAAAACAGTTCAGTTCAGCCTATGTTGAAACAGTATCAGTGGCTGATACAAATACATTTGCATTTAGCAGTGCAAAAACAGATTCTCTTTCGGTAAGTGATCTTGCAGCTATTGCTTATTCAGCAGCATATAGCGATACTATCTCTCCATCAGATGCTGCAACAATCCTAGCGGATAAACTTTTTTCAGAAACAATGTCTGTATCAGATAGTGGGGTGGTAGTCATTCAAGACTATTGC